GTGGTTCTGCTTGGTTAGATGCTTATGCTTCTCTGTCAGGTGCAGTAACATCTGTAACAGGGACTTCTCCAGTAGTGTCTTCTGGTGGAACATCTCCAGCAATCAGCATTACACAAGCTACAACATCTACTAACGGATACCTTTCTAGCACTGACTGGAATACATTTAATAACAAGGTTTCTGCTGGTACAATTACTTTTAATAGTATTTCACCTATCACCACTACTGGTGACTTAATCATTGGTAATGGTACGAACAGTGCTACACGACTTGCTATCGGTACTAATGGTTATCTATTAACATCTAATGGTACTACTGCATCGTGGCAGACAGCCCCAGTAAGTTTACCTTCTCAGACTGGCAATGCTAACAAGTTCTTAAAGACCGATGGTTCTGCTGCATCATGGTCTACTCTACCAACAGTTCTACCAATCTTGATTCGTGCTGGTTCTACTGTAAGCGTTTCTGTCGGTAACGGATTACTACCAATTACAAATCGTGCTGGCTCTACCGTTAATGTAGCCGTAAACTAATAGGAATATAAAATGGCAACTCGTTATCCTCTCGTACTTAACGGTACAACCGTACAAGAACTGCAGTCTGGTGATACTATCATCAATACTCCGCTACTTGATACTACTAATACTTTTACAGCTACTCAGACACTAAGCGGTTCAACTGCTTCTGTTGCTCTTGTAGTTCCTAACATTGATGAAGTTGCGACGGTATCAGCAACTGCTGCTACAGGAACAATCAATTACGACATTACTACTCAGTCTGTGTTGTATTACACAACTAATGCAAGCGGTAACTTTACTGTTAATTTCAGAGCATCTAGTGGTACTTCATTAAATACTTTGATGGCTACAGGAAATAATATTTCAGTATCTTTCATAGTAACTAACGGCTCAACAGCTTATTATAACTCTGCTGTAACTGTAGACGGAAGTTCAGTAACTCCTAAGTGGCAAGGTGGCACAGCCCCAACTACAGGAAATGCAAGTTCTGTTGATGTTTATAACTATGTCATTATAAAAACAGGTTCTGCTGCGTTTACAGTACTAGCTTCACAAACTAAATTCGCTTAAGGCTAATAGATGCCACGTTTATCTAAAATTGGTGCAGCTTGCCTAGCATCTTTTGGTTTTACAGGAGGTGCTGCTGCTGTTACTGCTAGTTATCTAGTTGTCGCTGGAGGTGGTGGATCATCAATAGGTGGGGGCGGTGCTGGTGGTTTATTAACTGGAACAACTTCTTTAAGTTTATCTACATCTTATTCTGTTGTTGTAGGTGCTGGCGGTGCTGGTAATGGAGGCTCAACTGGAACTGGATTTCAAGGGTCTAGTTCTACATTTAATGCAGTTTCTACAACTGGCGGCGGTGGCGGTGGTTGGGACAGCGGAGCTAATGGCGGAGGCGGTAATGGTGGTTCAGGAGGTGGTGCTGGATCAAACAATAATCAATCAGGCGGTACTGCTGTATCAGGACAAGGAAACGCTGGCGGTACAACTGGTGGGAATAACTCAAATTATTATCCTGCTGGCGGTGGTGGAGGTGCAGGATCGGCTGGTGGTAATGCTCCAAACAATTCAACTGGCGGTGCTGGCGGATCAGGGTCTTCATCCAGCATTAGCGGTTCTTCAGTTACTTACGCTGGCGGCGGTGGCGGTGGTGGATATAACTCATCCGTAACTGGTGGTGCTGCTGGTTCAGGTGGAGGCGGTGCTGGTAATGGTTCAAATGGAACGGCTGGCACAGCAAATAGAGGTGGAGGAGCTGGCGGCGGTGGCGGTGGAACTTCAGGTGCTGCTGGCGGTTCTGGTGTAGTCATCATCTCTTACACAGGCATACAACAATTCGGTGGTGGTAATGTTTCAACAGACGGCACAAATACTATCCACACATTTAATTCTAGCGGTGTACTAAGCCCATTAAGCTCTTTAACTGCAAGCTATTTAATCGTAGCTGGCGGTGGTGCTGGTGGAACTGATACTTCTGGTGGATTCTCTGCTGGAGGCGGTGGCGCTGGAGGTTTATTGGCTTCTAGTGTATCCATTGATACTAATTCTACTTACATAGTTACAGTTGGCGCTGGTGGTGCTACAGCAGCAACATCAGGTTCAAATTCTTTATTTAGTGCTTACTCTACAGCCGCAGTAGGTGGTGGTAGTGGTGGATATGTAAACTCTAGCGACAATGGTGCTAATGGTGGATCTGGAGGCGGTGGCGGTGGTGCAACCACTACAACTGGAGGTTCTGCTACCACTAGCCAAGGTAATGCTGGAGGTGCTGGCACAGGCTCAGGTAATACTGGCGGTGGTGGCGGTGGAGGTGCTGGTGCTGTAGGTGGCGCTGGATCTACAAGTCAAGGTGGAAATGGTGGAAATGGCGCAGCTTCTTCAATAAGCGGCAGTAGCGTAACCTATGCTGGCGGTGGAGGCGGAGGTGCTGGATTTTATCTTTCAGGCCGTACTGGAACTGGCGGAACTGGCGGTACTGGCGGAGGCGGTGATGGATCAGGTACTGGTGCTGGAACTGCTGGAACTGCCAATTTAGGTTCAGGCGGTGGCGGATCAAGAGGTGGTTATATTTCAGGCGGTGCTGGCGGATCAGGTGTAGTAATCATTAGCTATGCTGGTAGCCAAAAGTTTACTGGTGGAACAATTACTTCTAGCGGTGGAAATACCATACATTCCTTCACAAGTAGCGGAAACCTATCAGGTGGTTATTTTGTAGATTATTTAGTTGTTGCTGGTGGCGGCTCAGGCGGTGGAGCTTATGTAAATTTCTCAGGCAACGCTGCAGGCGGTGGTGCTGGTGGTTTATTGTCAGGCACACAATTTATAAATAACAGCACAATTTATTCTTTTGTTATTGGTGCTGGTGGTGCTTCTACTGCTAATACTAGCAGTTCAAATGGTAATTCTGGAAATAACTCAACTGCTTTTAGTTTAACTGCTATTGGTGGTGGATATGGTGGCGGTGCAGATACAAACGCAAGCGGTGGTAATGGTGGATCAGGAGGAGGTCAGGGTGCTGCTGGAGGCGGTTCTGCTGGTACTGGCACTAGCCTTCAAGGTAATAATGGTGGTTCTGTTGGTTCAAGTGCTTCAGGCGGTGGTGGTGGTGCAGGTTCTGTTGGAGCAAATGGATCTAGTGGAGCAACTGGAGCAGGTGGTGCTGGTTTAGCTTCTTCTATAACTGGTTCTAGCGTAACTTATGCTGGCGGTGGAGGTGCAGGAGGAAGTAGTGGTAATACACCTGGTGCTGGTGGTTCAGGAGGCGGTGGTGCTGGTGGTGCATTTCAAAATAGCGGAGTTGCTGGTACTGCTAATCGAGGATCAGGTGGCGGAGGCGGCGGTGCTGGAAATGGTGCTGTAAATGTTCCATCAGGTGCTGGCGGTAGTGGTGTAATAATTCTATCTATACCAACTGCTAAATACACAGGCACAACTACTGGATCACCTACAGTAACAACTATCGGTTCTAATACAATATTAACTTATACCAGTAGCGGTACATATACAGCTTAAAGGAGCAATCATGGCGCATTATGCAAAAGTAGAAAACGGAGTAGTAACTCAAGTAATCGTAGCTGACCAAGACTTTATTGATAGTGGAGTTGTAGGTCATGGCTGGGTTCAAACTAGCTATAACACTCGTGGCAATGTTCATTACGGACAAGATGGACAACCTGATAATGGAGTTGCTCTAAACAAGAACTACGCTGGAGTTGGTTATACATACGATGGCACAGGCTTTGCTGCTCCAAAACCTTATCCAAGCTGGACACTAAACTCTGATAGTTATGTTTGGGAAGCTCCAGTAGCCATGCCTACAGACGATAAAAGATACTCTTGGGATGAGGCAACTCTATCTTGGGCTGAAGTAACTGTACCTGCTTAATTATGTCTGACAACATTGAACGCATAGCTATCTTGGAGACTAAAGTTAATTCTCTCCAAGAAAACCATGAAGAGATGCTTAAACTGATGCACGACATCAAGGATGAGATGACTCGTTACAAAGGCTTTCTAGGTGGTATAGCGTTCATTGCTTCAGGTATTGGTATCTTCCTAACACTATTCAAAGACTGGCTTCTAAAACATCTATGAGACTATTATCTGTAGGTAAGAACCTAACTGCTGGTACAGAGACTATAGTATACACAGTACCTCAAGGGTATTCAGCTACTTGGGATTTGTTGTATGCTCATAATGCTGGATCAGGCACTAAACACCTAAGTGTTGATTGGTATGATAGTAGTGCAGCAACTCATATTGCTGTATTAGAACAATACAGCTTTGCTTCAAAAGCATACTTTCAGTTTAGTGGTAATGGCTCTGGAGTTGTCTTAGAAGAAGGCGATCAAATCCACATGACTTCAGAAGCTGGCTCTTCTTTTGGTGTTATCTGTACTCTTAAATTAGAAAGAACAACATAATATGGCAACTAAGAAACAAGTAGCAAAGACAGGTAAAGTAATGCACGAATACAAGACTGGTACTCTGCACTCAGGTAAAGGTGGTCCAGTAGTTAAGTCTCGTAAACAAGCTATTGCTATCGCTATGAGCGAAGCTGGTATGTCTAAGCCTAAGAAAAAGAAGAAATGAAGAAAGACTCAAGACTAGAAAGAGCAGGAGTATCAGGGTTTAATAAGCCAAAGGCTACTCCTTCTCATCCTACTAAGAGCCACGTAGTGGTAGCTAAGTCAGGTGATGAGGTTAAGACCATTAGATTCGGTCAGCAGGGTGTTAAAGGCAGTCCAGATGGCTCAGCCAGGAACAAAGCCTTCAAAGATAGGCATGCTAAGAACATAGCCAAGGGTAAGATGAGTGCTGCTTACTGGGCTGATAAGGTAAAGTGGTAGAAATAGCTTGACTTTTCATTAAATATAGTGTATAATATATCACTAAACAGGACTACTAAATGACTTATCTAGAACTAGTTAATAGCGTATTAAGAAGACTACGAGAAACTGAGGTTTCTTCTGTGTCTGACAATGCCTATTCTAAGATGATTGGCGAGTTTGTTAATGACGCTAAGCGTAACGTAGAAGATGCATATCCTTGGAATGCTCTATCAGAAACCCTATCAGCTACTACAACTGCTGACATCTTTAACTATGTCCTAACAGGATCTGGTCAACGATTCCGTATCATAGATGTTCTTAATGATACATCTAATTCAATGCTTACACTTGCTCCTACTAAGTGGATGGATGAGAAGTTCCTCCTTACTACTGCAGCTAAGGGTTCTCCAGCATACTTCAACTTCAACGGTGTGAACTCTAGTGGTGATACTCAGGTAGATTTATACCCTATCCCTAATGGTGCTTATACTCTTCGTTTCAACATCATTAAACCTACTGTACCAATGACAGCGAATGCTGATAGACTTCTAGTTGTTGAAGAACCTGTCATATTCTTAGCTTACGCTAAAGCCCTAGCTGAACGTGGTGAGGATGGCGGTATTACTTCCAACGAAGCTTATGGTCTGTACAAGCAATCTCTTGCAGATGCTATTGCAATTGAGACAGGTCGTTACATCGAAGAACAAGAATGGATTAGCTACTAATGGCTGAACAGTTTACTAACGGTTCGATAGCAGCGCCAGGCTTCTATGGTTTAAACCTACAGGATAGCTCAGTGCAGCTATCTAGTGGCTTTGCTTTAAGAGCTGATAACTGTATCATTGATAAGTATGGTCGTATCGGTGCTCGTAAGGGTTGGGATAATGTTAATACTTCAGCAGCTTCTACTGGTGCATTCAAGACTATCTTTGAGTTTGTTAAGTCTGACAACAACGTAGTTATAAGTGCTGCTAATAACAACATATACACAGGTACAACTACTCTTACTGCTGCTGCTATACGCAATAGCAACAATACTGCTAATCTGACATACACTATTACTGATGATAACTGGCAGATCGTAGGAATGCCTTATGGTACTGGACCTACTCAGTCAGCACACGCAGTATTAGCACAAGCAGGACATGAGACATTAATCTATCACAAGCTTGGAACTACAGCACACGCTCATACAGGTTCTTATGGCTTCCAAAGACTAGGTGATATCTCTACTTTACCTGCTGCACATACAACAAGTAGCTTTAAACCTAACTGTGTACTCTCTGCTTATGGTCGCTTATGGGCTGCTAATATTACAGGCGATAATCAAACAGTATACTTCAGTGATTTACAAGATCCTTCTCAGTGGCAGACAGGTACTTCAGGTTATCTAGATGTTAGTGCTGTAATTCAAACTGGTGATCCTATCACTGCATTAGCTTCTTATAATGGATTCTTAGTTATCTTCTGTCGTCGTCATATTGTTATCTACCGTAATGCAGCAGATCCTACAGCACTTGTACTAGAAGATATTATCTCTGGCACTGGCTGTATTGCTCGTGACTCTGTAGTCTCAGTAGCTGGTACAGATATCCTGTTCTTATCTGAGACAGGTGTTCAATCCTTACAACGTATCATTCAAGAGAAGTCACTGCCGTTTAGAGATGTATCTAAGAACATTCGTGATACCTTACTAGCTGATGCTAACAGCGATAACGCAGAAGATATTAAAGCTGTGTACTATGCTTCAGATGCTTTCTACTTATTGTCTATCCCTGGTACAAGTAACACATATTGCTTTGACACTAGAGGTGCTTTAGAAAGCGGAGCATCTCGTGTAACAATCTGGAAGAATATTAATCCTACTGCATTCTGTGTAACAGAAAACAGAGACTTGTACTTAGGTCAGCCTGGTTACATTGGTAGATACACAGGCTATGACGATAACGGTACTTCTTATCGTATGGCTTACTATACTAACTACTTTGACATGGAACAACCAGCAGTATTAAAGATATTAAAGAAAGTAAACATTGTTAGTATTGGTGGTTCTGCTCAAGCATTAATTCTTAAATGGAGCTACGACTACACCGATAACTATAAGTCAGGTACTGTTGTATTAGATGCTCAAGAAGTATCTGAATATGGTATTGCTGAGTATAATATCGGTACTTATAACAATGGTATTGTATTAGATACTGCTCAGATCCAGACAAGCGGATCAGGTAAAGTAGTTCAGCTAGGATTTGAATCAGAGATCGATGGATCTCCTTTATCGGTGCAGAAGATTGACTTCAGCATTAAGCTTGGTAAGAATATTTAATAGGAGTTATAAGTGAGTAATTATACAAAAGCAACTAACTTTGCTACAAAAGATAGCCTAAGTACAGGTAATCCAAGTAAGATTGTTAAGGGTACAGAGATTGACACTGAGTTCAATGCCATCTCTGCTGCTATTTCATCTAAAGCTGATACAGCTAGTCCTACATTTACTGGTACTCCTTCTGCTCCTACAGCTTCTCTAGGTACTGATACTTCACAACTTGCTACAACAGCGTTTGTTCAAGATGCTATAGATGCTGTTAATGGACAGATTGTACAAAGTGTAACTGTTTCTGGTGGCTCAGGTTCAACCACTTCAGGTTCGTTTACAGCCACAAGTGCAACGGCATCAATTACACCGACATCAGCATCAAGTAAGATATTAGTACTTGTTAGTGGTATGTTCTGGCAGACAAATGGATTTGGTGGTAATGCTTTTCTAACTATCTATAGAAACTCAACCAACGTAAACAGTAGTTCTCCAATGGCAATGGCTGCTGTACCAACTGGAAGTAATAGTTTCTACGGCTCAACAGCTATTACCTTTTTAGATTCCCCAGCTACTACAAGTGCTGTCACATATACACCTTATATCTCTGCTGATAGCGGTGGCACTGCAAACTGGGGTTCATATAGTAGCTCACGTATTACTTTACTGGAGATTTTATAATGTCTTATGGACTTCCTATTAGTTATCCATCAGCATTGATGGTATTGACTCCTAATGCACAGTGGTCTATCCAAGATGAGAATGATTATTCTTCGTTAGTTTGGTTATCTACTGATGTAGAGAAACCTACACAAGCTGCTTTAGATGCTGAGGTTACTCGTCAAGTAGCTGCTGTTCCTTATGATCTATGCAAAGAACAAGCTAAGAAGCTTATCGCTGCTTCTGACTGGGCTATGTTATCTGACGTAGGTATTAGTAATGTGTCAGAGTTTGAAGCATATCGTGCTCAGTTACGTGCGTTGATTAAGACTCCAGTAGTAAGCCCTACGTTTCCTACAGAGCCACAACCAGTTTGGATTTAAGTAGTAAAGTTCCTGTAGTACAGCGACCAGAATATAATATGTCGCTAGAATACTTTGAAGGAATTCACTGGTTTCACTCAGATGTTTATAAGTGGTCTAGTAATATCAAGACAAAGTACTTAGAAGATTTAAACTTATTACAGTATTTAGTTGGTGTACCAATAGTAGCATTAGTAGAAGAAGACAACTATAAACTTATGAAGTTCGGTGAGCTTACAGGTTGGGAAGCTATAAACAGATTAACTTTAAATAATGGAAAAGTAGGCTTAGTCTACACAAGGGGTAAATAAATGGGTAACATAGTAAGTTCAATTTTAGATCCTATCACAGGGGCTGGACAAGCTAGGCAAGCTGCTAATGATGCTGCTGCTGGTCAGCGAGAGGCAGCCACTAAGTCTTCCTATGCTGCTCAGTTTAGACCAGTAGGCATGACTTCTGCTTTTGGTTCATCTCAGTTTACTCGTGAGATTGATCCAACAACAGGAATGCCTTATGTCTCTTCTGCTGGATACACTGCTAATCCACAACTGGCTAATCTTCAGAATCAGTTGATGGGTCAGTATGGCTCTCAGTTATCTAATGTAGCTCAGGCTCAACAGAATCTACAGCCACTAGCTACAGGTGCTGCAGGATTGTTCGGAGCTGCTCCTTCTGTTATGTCTCTAGGTCAGCAATACCTAGCTACCTCTCCTCAACAAGCTGCTTCTGATTACTACAATCAACAAGTAGGTCTACTCTCTGGTGGTCGTGAACAACAACTAGCAGGACTGCGTAACCAGTTATTTCAAACAGGTCGTACAGGTCTAGCTACTGGTGGAACATCTACTGGCATGGCTGCTACTAATCCTGAGTTAGCTGCTTACTACAACTCTGTTGCTCAAGGCAATCAACAACTAGCTGCTCAAGCAGATCAGTATGGTATGCAACGTGCTCAGTTTGGTGCTGGTTTATTAGGTCAAGCAGGTGGTTTATTCGGTCAAGGTGCTGGCTTGTTAGGCACACAGACTCAGTTAGGTGCTGCTGCTTATAGCCCACTACAGACATTGTTAGGTTTATCTGGTAATGTAGAGCAGATGTCTCAACAACCGTATCAACTAGGTCTACAGTTAGGCTCAGCTCAAGCTCCTGGTCAAG